TACGTATCTTAGTGTCCGACAAATATGAACAAGGGGTTGAAAATGAAAGTTGAAACGAAAAAAGTAAGGCTGTCTGAGATCAAACTGAACCCGGACAACCCACGCCAGATAAGCAAAACACAGCTTGATAGACTCGTCAAAAGTATCACGGAGTTTCCTGAGATGATGGATCTTCGAGAGATCGTAGTCGATGAAACCATGACGATCCTTGGCGGCAATATGCGATTCCGTGCCTTGAAGGAAGCCGGGGAGAAGGAAGCCATTGCCAAGATTGCAACTGGCCTGACCCCTGACCAGAAGAAAGAGTTTATCATCAAGGACAATGCCCCCTTCGGTGAATGGGATATGGACGCGCTGGCTAACGTCTGGAGTGACCTGCCCCTTGTGGAGTGGGGTCTTGACCTGCCGGAAGATTGGATGAACGAGGGCGGGGGAGAAGGATTGACCGACCCCGATACCGTCCCCGAAGTCCCGAAGGTGGCTACCACAAAGCCGGGTGATATCTGGTTGTGTGGAAAACACAGGGTTATGTGCGGCGATTCGACAAAGGCCGAGGATGTGGAACGGCTGATGGACGGGGTGAAGGCGGACATGGTTTTCACTGATCCGCCTTATGGTCTTGGGGGGTATGGTGGTAGAAATAAAATGGCACTACAAGGAGACGATCAAGACGTGGCACCCTTTTACAATGCAGTTCCGAAGGCAAGGGAGGTGTATGTGTGGGGGAGGATTTACAACTTAGTCGATTTGAATTTTGTTCCTCGCGATATAATTGTCTGGAAAAAGAACAACTTTGGTCTCGGTAGGGGATATCGTGGCCAGTATGAAGTTTGCTTTTATGGTGGGGGTTTTGATGGTAGCGATTCGGATGTATGGGAAGTAGACAAGGATGTGAATTATCAACATCCAACACAAAAACCAGTCGCCCTATGTCTACGGGCAATCAAAAATAGTAAACCCGAAAACATCCTTGACCTCTTCGGCGGTTCAGGCTCCACCCTCATAGCAGCCGATCAGACAGGACGGACAGCGTACCTCATGGAGATCGACCCCCTGTATGTCGATGTAACGGTTCAACGCTGGGAGGATTACACTGGCGAAAAGGCGGTATTAGAATAATGGCACGACCAAAGAAACCAGCAGCACTCAAAATCATAGAAGGCAATCCCGGCAAGAAAAGGATTCCGACAGAGCCGATTCCCCCGGAAGGTATGCCGACCCTCCAAGATTTCCTCGACGACTACGCAAAGACGGAATGGAACAGGATAGTTGATGGCCTGTATGCAATGAAAGTCTTAGCCGAGATAGATCAGCAGGTCCTGGCGGCTTACTGTACAGCATATTCAAGATGGAGACACGCCGAGGAAGAGCTTCAGGCACTTGTTATAAATGGCGGGACCATCGCCGGGCTGGTACATAAGACGATATCCGGCAACTACATCCAGCAACCCTTGATCGGGATAGCAAATAAGGCGGCGGCAGATATGGTCAGGTACGCCTCTGAGTTTGGAATTGGTGCGGCGGCAAGGGCGAAGCTGGGAGTGGATCCAGCGAAGGGGAAAGAGTCGAAGTTTAAGGGGTTGATAGGTGGGAAAAAGTAGCGACCGCGTAAAACGAAACATCCGATTCATTGAGCAGCTTATCATCCCCTCCGGTAAGGGCCAGGGTACACCGTTCAAGCTGGAGAAGTTTGAGCTGCTATTTCTTGTGGCCGTCTATGGTCCAGTCGATACGTTGTGGAAGCGGATTGTGCGAAGGGCGATTCTGAGCCTTGCCAGAAAAAACGGGAAAACCGCTTTCATAGCTTGCATTGTCTTACTCCATTTAGTAGGGCCGGAAGCAGAGCTAAACGGCGAAATCTACTCAGCAGCCACGGAGAGAGAGCAGGCCGGGATTGTTTTCAAATATGCCTCCCAGATTGTACGGGCGGACCCAGAGCTGATGTCCTATATCAAGATTGTTGACAGCACAAAGACGATGGTCTGCTATTCAAACGGTTCAGTATATCGGGCAATCTCAGCAGAGGCCGGCACGAAGTATGGTTATAACCCCACCGTCGTAATTTATGACGAGCTTGCCCAGGCTAGGAACCGCGAACTCTACGACGCCCTTGACACATCGATGGCCGCAAGAGAAGAGCCTCTCTTCATTGTGATCTCTACCCAGTCAAACGACCCACAACACATCCTTTCCCAGCTCATTGATGATGGACTGACTGCGGGAGATCCGACCACTGTGTGTCACCTTTACGCGGTCCCGGATGACGCAGACGAAGAGGATATATTTAAGAGTATCAAGCTGTGGAGGCTGGCAAACCCAGCTCTCGGCAAATTCCGATCCCTTTCTGAAATGAAAATTGCCGCAAAACGAGCGAAGAGGATGCCAACCTTCGAAACGTCATTCCGAAACTTATACCTTAACCAAAGAATTGATGCCCAGGCCCCCCTCATTCCACGCGCCGAATGGATGGGATGCCAGGGTGAGTACACCATCAAACCGGAAGAAGGCCTATATCTCGCCCTCGACCTCTCGGGAGCGCAGGACTTAACTTCCCTTACAGGTGTTACAGAAGGCAAGGATAGTCGCGTCAAGGCGTGGTTTTGGAAGCCTGAAGAGTCAATCAAGGAACATGAGCTAAGGGATAGAGTGCCTTATACCGTATGGGAGAAGCAAGGCTATGTCGAAACAACCCCTGGCCGCGCGGTACAATATGACTGGGTCGTGGAACGTATCGCCAAAATCGCAACCGAATATCGTATTTGTGGGATAGCATTTGATCGATGGAGAATAGATATCTTCCTTAATGCCTGTAACCGAGCTGGATTAAATGTTTACGTCGAGGGGAAGGATGACCCGATAGATGGGGCGATTAGACTTGTTCCGTGGGGGCAGGGTTTTAAGGACATGGCCCCCGCGATAGATGCCTTTGAGGTTGCAATCCTTGAAAGGAAACTTATCCATGATGGTAATCCGGTGATGACCTGGAATATTTCTAACGCGATGACGGGGAAACCAGATCCGGCAGGAAATAGGAAATTAGACAAGAGCGCCTCCAGGTTCCGTATCGATGGAGCCGTTACCCTCGCGATGTGCTTAGGACTGAAGGCAAGGGATATGATCGTGGAAGTGGAAGAGTCGGCATACGCCGGGAAAACGAAAGCCCAAATTTTGGCAGAGATGGCATTTTAATCTGAAAGGAGAAAACTAATGGGAGAATCAATGGAGAGACTAAAAAGCACAGGAACGAAGATGAAATCACTCCAACCGGGCCAGCAAATCCAGCTCACCCCGAAACAAATGGAGAACGCGACACCAAAGAAATGTGAATGCGGTTGTGAATATTTCATGCCTGCGATTAAGGTGAGTACCATATCGGCAATCATCTCACCCACTGGGCAGGAGTTGACGACGCAGACGCCGGTTCTGGTGTGTGTGGATTGCCATAAGGCGCTGGGATAACCCATTCCAGGGGTGCGGCTGGCTAAAAACGCGCAAATTAACCCTTGACAATTCCCCGTTTTATATGCGACAATCCCACCGTACGCTAACCATATACCAGTAGGTTAAGGCTATGCGGTGAGTATTATCAATAAGATAGGCAGTTTTATTGCGGCCCTGTTCAAAGGCGCGTGGATGGCTTTTAATAGCAGGGATGTCTTCGTTTTGGGCGGGCTAGGAATGCTTGGGTATGGTCTATACCATTTCATTCCGTGGACCGCCTTTGCTGTTTGTGGTGCCCTATTGATGCTTTTGGGGCTTGGATGGCTGGACCGAGGGAAATAAATGGGGATTCTTGACCGTCTGAATATCAGAAACCTATCAGTTACGGACCCGAAGGCTTGGGACCGTTCCCTGTGGAATATGATCGGCTCTCAATCCTTATCGGGCGAAGTTGTCACCGAGGAAACCGCGCTCACCTGCGCACCGTTTTGGAATGCTGTGACGCTCTATTCTGGCACAGTATCCACGCTTCCCCTCCACCTACTCAGAAAAAGCAAGCGAAAGACCGTATTTGTCAGTGAAAAGCCCCTCTTCAAGGTACTCCATGACCGATTTAATCCCTACATGACCGCACAGGTAGGCCGTGAAGTAATGATGGCGCACGTCCTTACGTGGGGGAATTGTTATGCCGAGATCGTTCGGAACGGCATGGGTGAGGTTGTTGAGCTGTGGCCGATAGGTCCGAACCGTGTCCGGCCTGAATTTAGGAACGGGGAGCTTATATATAATATCAGGGTTGGGAGTGAGGAAAAACCACTCCCGAGATCAAAAATACTCCATATTCCCGGCCTCGGATTCGATGGTTTTATGGGTTACTCTATTGTTCACATGGCCCGAAAGTCCCTCGGCCTCACTATGGCAATGGAGACATTCGGGAGTAATTATTTCGGGCAAGGCACACATCCCGGCGTGATTGTATCGATGAATGGAAAACTCGATCCGGCGGGGAAGGCCGATCTTAAAAGCTCATTGACAGACACATACAGCGGCCTTGGTCAAACTCACCGCCTTATGCTCCTACAGGACGGCATGAAAATAGAAAATGTTGGCATTCCACCGAACGATTCGCAGTTCTTGGAGAGCAGGCAGTTTCAGATCCCCGAAGTTGCAAGGTGGTTTAATCTCCCCCCGCACAAGCTGAAAGACCTCACAAAATCATCCTTCTCAAATATCGAATCAGAGCAGATATCATTCGTGACCGACTCAATTCTGCCTTGGCTTATACGATTTGAGCAGCATTACAACATGCAGCTTCTCACTGAGCCGGAGCAATTCAAGCAGGGGATCTATACCA